TGCAAACCTGTATGTAGTAGCTTCCGAACAAAAAAGCACTACATCTAGTTTTGCACTGATACACTCGAAACTATGCATGAAACCATTGGCCTAGCGAACTGCCAAAATTGTGGCAAAGAACTAGACCAAACACCCAGGGCTGGAAGGCCTAAGCGTAATTGCTCAAGTGTTTGTAGAGAGCGTCACAGGCAGAAACAAAAGCTAAAGCCAAAAGTTCAGCACACTTGCCAATACTGCCGAGCAGAGTTTGAGTCATCATCGGTAAGACGCTTTTGCTCAAAAGGATGCAGACTTGACGCTGGCCGGATCGAGTCACGAGTCAGGTACTGGGAAGCCAGAAAAGAAAAGGCTGTGGCTTTTGTCACTACACCTTGTGGGTGGTGCAACGAACCAAGAACTTATGAGTTTGGCAAATCAACAGTTAGGGCTTATCACCCTAAGTGCACTATCGAAGCCAGACGAGCTAGGTATCGAATCAAGACAGTAAAAAGACAAGGCCTTGTAAACAAGCCAAGCCGGTTAGCGGCTGACGATGTTGTCAGGCTTTATGGCAACACTTGTGCAGTTTGCTCTGAGCCTATTGACCTAGACCTCAAAAGAACCAGCAAAATGGGCCTAACAGTAGATCACTGGATACCCCTTAGCAAAGGTGGCTCAGATGACATAAGCAACCTACGGCCAGCCCATTGGATTTGCAACCGCCGAAAGTCCGACAAACTACCAAAGGAAGTCAATGCCTAATCCTGGCAAAAGCCCAGAACTAAAGAAACTGCTCGGAGCTAAGAACGCCGATGCTGGGATGTCCTTAGTGCCAGTGCCACTCAAAGTAATACCTGAGCCAACTAGAAGGCTTGAGGAATCAGGTCTAACGCTTTGGAACTCTGCTTTTAGTAAGCCAAACACCTGGCTGGCATCCACTGACTTAGAGCTTTTGATGTTGACCTGTGAAAAGCTAGACGAGCGTGACCTGCTAAGGATTTATGTAATGGAAAACATTGACGCTTGGCATGAAAGGTCAGGGCTTAGATTGCTTGAAAAGCAGATTGAGGACAACCTAAACTTGCTTGGGTTCACCCCAATGGCTCGACAAAAGCTAGGCATCCAAGAGGTCAAAGCTCAGAGCAAACTAGAGGAAATGATGGCTCGCCGAAATGTCTAGCTGGCCACCTGCCTGGCTTACCCCAATCCCAGAAAATGCAGAATCAAGAGGACCAGAGATTGCGGAGTTTATTGAAAACTTTGTGACCCTTACCAAGGACTCTGTTGCCGGCAAAGTTGGGCAGTCTATTCACTTAGATGATTGGCAAAAGGAATTGCTTAGACAAAGCTTTGTCCTGAACCCTGATGGCAGTTTCAAACATCGCACAATTTACTGGGGCATGGGTAGGAAAAATGGCAAGAGCAGCATCGCCGCCGGTGTCGGTCTGTGGTCATTGTTTATGCATGACAAGGGTGGAGAAACCTACAGTTGTGCAGCTACCAAAGACCAGGCAAGAATCACCTTCAACGATGCACGAAAGCTTATAGACGGAAACTCAGACCTAAGTAGCATGACTAAGGTTTACAGAGATGCTATTGAGCTACCGGCAAATGGATCGGTGTGGCGAGTTCTTGCAAGCGAGAGTTTCGGAGCTGAGGGGCTCAACGCCTCTTGTGTGATTTTTGATGAAATCCATGCCTTGCCTGATCGCAAGATGTGGGATGTTATGCAGTTGTCAATGGCATCAAGAAACCAACCGCTGATGATAGCCACGACAACCGCTGGCCAAAAAACTGATGCTAGTGGGCAGGACTCAACGGCTTTTGGTCTTTACAATTACCTCAAAAGAGTTGCAACCAAGGAAACACCAGACCCCACATTTTTTGGTGCTTGGTGGGAAGCCCAACCAGAAGCAGACCACAGAAGCGAGGAAAGCTGGAAAGCTGCCAATCCTGGGTATGGGATTCTAAATAGCAAAGAGGATTTTGAGGCAATGGTTCGCCGAACACCAGAGGCCGAGTTTAGGACAAAGCGATGCAACCAATGGGTTAGCTCTCTAAACGCTTGGCTACCAACCGGCAAGTGGGAACAGCTAGGGGCAGAGATAAACCTTGACGCAGACACGCCTGTCATTGTCGGCTTTGACGGTTCATTCAACGGCGACTGCACAGCCCTGACTTACTGCACAATTCCAACCGATGACACCTTGCCACACATAGGGCTTATCCGAGTCTGGGAAAAGAAACCAGAGGACACCGATGACTGGCGTGTTAGCACCCAAGAGGTTGAGGATGAAATCATCCAATTTTGCCAGACATACAATGTAAAAGAAATTGCCTGTGACCCCTTTAGATGGCAACGCACAATGGAAGCGATGCAAGACCTTGGCTTGCCAGTGGTGGAATACAACTCAAGCTCACCAAGTCGCATGGTACCTAGCTGCTCAAAGCTATTCACAGCCGTCACGGAGGGCAACCTAACCCATGACAACAACCCGACTTTAGCCCGACACCTAAGCAACGCTGTTATCAAAACAGACCGACTTGGCCCACGCATTGTCAAAGAACATCGTGGATCACCACGCAAGATTGACGCAGCAGTAGCAGCGGTCATAGCCTTTGATAGGGCGACTGTTGGTAGAGTAGAGGCTGAGGAACTACTCCCGCAATTCTTTATTTAGGTTGGTAATGACAGCGACAATTCTCCAGGCAGTTGGCATCCTGACAATCTCAGTAGGTGCAGGTCTTATCTATCCACCAGCAGGTCTAGTTCTGCTCGGTGCTGGCATCCTCATCTTTGGTATAGCTATTGAGCGAGGAAACTAATGCTAAGTAATTTGTTTAGTGAAAAGAGAGCGATTAGCTTTCAGACTGTTTGGGGAGCTGGCCTTGACTTTGGGCTACAATCCGAGTCTGGTGTCAATGTCACAACTAAAAAATCTTTTGAGATTGTTGCTTTCTTTTCTGCTGTCAGCCTTATCTCTGACACCATCTCGACTTTGCCATGTGGGGCTTATCTAAGGATTGGTGCAACTCGCCGACCTTTGAACCCCCGACCAGTTTGGTTGGACCAACCAGATGTTGACCTAAGCACAAGGGCAGCGTTCTTTCAGCAGGTCTTTTCTAGCTTGTTGGTGCATGGCAATTCTTACACTCGTGTCTTTAGAGATGCCCAAGGACAGGTTGTAAACCTAGTCAACCTTGATCCTGAGAAGGTAGAGGTTGAGCGTTCAGCTATTGGCCGCAAAGTTTACAAGGTGCAAAACGAGGGCCGGATGCTAACAAGCGATGAGGTCATCCACATCGTTGACCTAATCTTGCCAGGTGAGCTAACAGGCCTTAGCCGAGTTGAAACACTAAAGCAGTCACTAGGACTGAACATTGCCCTAAGCGATTACGCTGCAAGGTTCTTTGGAACTGGTGCAAGTGCATCCGGTGTAATTGAGTTCCCTGGGAACCTAACCGCAGAGCAAGCAAAGCAACTAGCAGACGGCTTTGACGCTCGCCACAGAAACGGCTCACGCAGGGCACACCGCACAGGTGTCCTATCCGGTGGTGCAAAGTTTGTTGCTACTCAGACTGACCCAGAAGCAAGCCAAGCACTAGAGTCACGCAAGTTTGCAGTCGAGGAAATTGCCAGAGCTTTCAATGTGCCACTTCACCTATTAGGTGTACCAGGCACAGCATCCTACGCATCTGTTGAGCAGAACAACTTGCAGTTTGTATCTATGACTCTAAGACCGCTGGCAGAAAAGGTTGAGGCAGCGTTCTCTCGCCTACTACCTGGCGATGCCTTTATCAAGTTTCAGTTCAACGACCTACTCAGGGCAGACCTAGCTTCAAGAGTGCAGTCCTACTCAGTCGGTACTCAGGCAGGTTTCTACTCAACCAACGACATTCGCAGACTTGAGGATCTAGAGCCAGTCGAGCAGGGTGACCAGTACCGAGTCCCACTAGCCAACATCTCACTAGCCGACACCGAGGTTGTTGCTCAGGATAAGCGAGTGCTAATGGCTAACAGATTGGTCACAGCAGGATTCAAGCCTGAGCAAGTATTGGCAGCTCTTGGCTTGCCAGCAATCGAACACACAGGGGTACCAAGCGTAATGCTTCAAGGTGTTGCTCAGATTGACCCACTAGATCCAACAGCAGTCTATGAGGTGGACTAATGCAAGCACCAGCAACCCTAAACTTGACGATGTTCCAAGGGGCATCCTTTGACTACAACCTTGTTTGGAATACAACCGAGGGCACTGTCACCACACCTGTCAACTTGACTAACTGGACAGCTCGGATGCAGATGAGAGATAGCTATGACGCTGGCACAGCAGTTCTATCTTTGACTTCTGGCACAGGCATTACTTTGGGTGGAACCGCTGGTTCAATTCTGATTGAGGCAACAGCAGTGCAGACCGCTGCTATAACCGCTGGCCCTTATGTCTATGACCTTGAGATGGTAAGCCCTGCCTCAGTAGTCACAAGACTTATCGAGGGCACAATCATTGTTGATCCAGAGGTCACTCGTTGAGCATAACTGTCACCACTAGCACCGCTGTCATAACAACGACATCGCCGACCTCTGCCACCATAACCACAAGTGGCAGTGCCTCAGCTCGCATTGACATCTACCAGCAGACCTATGCCAACAACCTTGTCGGGGTTGAATACATCTCTGAGCCAGCTTGGATTCAGTTTGACACTAACGCTGTTGCCAACATCTTGCCAGGTAGATTTGGCTGGAACGCTGACCAAGAAACAGTCAGGCTTGGCCTTGATGATGATGTCGGTATCAACCTTGGTCAAGATCAAGTCATAAGAGTAAAGAACAACAGCAACTCGGTAGCCATCCCAAAGTTTAGATTGGTAATGTTTGCAGGTGCAGTTGGCGATACTGTCAAGGTCAGCCCTGCCATTACTAACGGCTCAGTGCCACATGAATACATGGTTGGTATCACAGCCGAGGTTATCCCTGCTGACGGCTTTGGCTTTGTCAAGACCGAGGGTGTTCTGCAAAATGTGAACACCGCTGCTTACCAGCTAGGCACAATTCTTTGGGCAGACCCAGCTAACCCAGGTCTACTAACAGCAACCAAACCAGAGGCACCAAACCTAAAGCTTCCTATTGCTGCTGTGACTAGAGTCCAGCAAAGCTCAGGCCGAGTCCTGGTTCGCATGACTACTGGCTTGACACTAAGCGAGATTCACGATGTGCAGACTAACGGCAAGACCGATGGCGATGCACTTCTCTGGGATGCACCTAACAACCGCTGGACTAACGGCGTGGTTTATGGTGAGCCAACAACTTTATCGGTGGGAACTGTCAGCAGTGGAACAGCAGCAGCTGTCACTGTCAGCGGATCTGCACCTTCACAATCTCTAAGCTTTGTTTTGCCCAAGGGCGATAAAGGCGATACTGGTGCCACAGGTGCTACTGGAGCAACTGGACCTACTGGAACCCAAGGTGTAAAGGGTGACACAGGTGACACAGGACCAACAGGATCTACAGGACCAAAGGGCGATACAGGTGATACCGGACCGACTGGCTCAACTGGACCGGCTGGTGCAACAGGCCCTGCTGGGGCTAAGGGCGATACTGGCGATACTGGGCCTCAAGGTCCTACCGGCTCGACTGGTCCGGCTGGCTCAACTGGTCCGGCTGGTGCTACTGGTGCAACTGGGCCACAAGGTCCAAAGGGTGATACCGGAGATACAGGACCAGCAGGTTCAACAGGTGCAACCGGAGCCACAGGTGCCACAGGCCCATCGGGAGTAATTGCTGCAACATCACCGCTTGCTTATGACTCTGGCACTCAAACAGTTTCACTATCTGCAACAACTATCACAGTCAACGGAACCGCTGTCGCACTCGGCGGAACCATAACAGTAAATGCGAGGCTTGCCTAATGCCCTACTTCATCTCAGACCAAACGGATTGCCCTGAGTGGGCAGTAGTAAAAGAGGATGGCGTTGTCATCACTTGCCAGCCAACCAAACAAGATGCCATAGATCAGATGGTGGCTTTGTCAATCGCTGAGGAGATTGAACCAGGTGGCGAGCTTAGGGCAGAGCCAGATGAGCTTAGTGTTGGTGACTTTGTCAGATGGGGCTCAGGTGACAATGTTGCCCAAGGTCGCATCACCCGAATTGTAAGAGATGGCGAGATAAATGTGCCTGACTCTAGCTTTACAATTACCGGCACAGCAGATGACCCTGCTGCACTTATCAGGATCTATCGCGAAGGCGAGGATGGCTGGAACCCAACTGATGTGCTAGTCGGTCACAAGTTCTCTACCCTAAACAAGATTGCAGAACTAAGAGCGACAAGAGAATTGCCTGACAACTACAGACCAGCCCTAGCCGAGGATGTGCCAGAGGGCAGAGCTTGTGGCAACTGCTTCTTCTTCAATGAGGAAAGAATCAACGAGGCTGGCGATAAAGCTTGGTGTGAGCGTTGGGATGACTTTGTTGATGGTGGCTTCTATTGCAACGCTTGGGAGCCAGATGAAGATGACGATGATGATGACAACATGGGTGAGATTAGGGCTATAAACCAAGATGCCCCTGCTTACATGAGAGCAGCAGCTCGCCGAGGCCTTGAGTATTACGAGCAAGGTCTAGCTGGCGATGGTGTCACACCTGGCACTATCCGCGAGGCCCGAGCTATGGCAGAAGGCACAGTCAGCGATGACAAGTGG